GATGACGACATGCGCCGGGCCTGATCGACCTCCCACGCTCCATTCGCCTGCAAAGTGCTCGGTTGCAGTCCGCGCCTCTGTCCCAGGATGTCCTCGCCCGCGCGCTGCACCTGAGAGATGTCGAACGACTCGATTGCGAACCGGCGCGCGAACGGCGGATAGTCGAGCTTGTTGCCAGGACGCTGCGGCGCGTATTCGAGTGCCGCGTCGCCCATGCCGGTGCGGCCCAATGAGTATCGGAGCTCCTGCTCGCTCACGCCGAAGAGAGCTGCCGCGTCGCTCGCCGAGAAGCGGCGCGATCGATCGCCCTGCCGCAGCGCGACGAGAGTGTCGACCGTGCTGCCCACGGTCTTCCTTTGATCGGCTTCGCCATAGCCGGCGCGGATCTGAGTCTCGCGGACCTTGTCTTGCAGTCGAGTGAGCGCGTCGACCTGATCGTTGACCTTGCGTGTCGTCTCCTGCACGCTGCCGCCGAAGATTGCATAGGCAGCAGTGGCGACCGACAACGCCAGGCCCACGTAGGGGATCGCGCGGCCAAGCAGAAGGAAGGCGCCGCTGGCGGCGCTGGCACCGGCACGGAGCCCCGCGAGCTGCGTCGCTGTCTGCCCGATCTCCAACAGCGTGCGAGCACCGACGAAGCCGGCCGCTGCGGTGTTGAGCGATTGGAACGCCTGTGCAGTCTGCGCGATGCCGGTTGCGATCTGCACGCCACCCTGCGTCGCCTGGAAGGCCTTGCTCAGGGATTGGCTCGTCGCCTGCACGCTCTTCGCGGTGCTCGTGGCAGCAGTCTGCACACTCTTGAGAGATGCCTCGGCTTGCTGCGCACCGCGCTGCATCCCGCTCGCGTCGAGGACCAGTTCAAGCGTTGGCATCAGCGCCCTTCCTGCGGTGCCAGTGCGCCATCGCAGTGCTGTCCATCGCGCGCAGCAGGCGGCACCAGCGCAGCCGCTCCTCGCCGCGGATGCCGTGATCCTGGCACCATCGCGACAGATCGCTCCAGGTCAGCCCCGACGCGGCCATGCCGATGCTCCGTCCTTCGTTCAGGTCCAGCCACCATGCGTTCCATACCGGCAACAGGTCCTCGTAGACGTCCTCGGGTTCCTCGACTCGTTTGATCGGCGGCCGGCCGCTGGCCGCCCGCAACTGCGCTTCCTTCGCGAACCGGGCTCGCTCGTCGGGCGGGAAGCGCAGCACCCACGCCAGACGCGTCGTCAGTTTCCCTTTGCCTGCTCCTCCTCGCGCTTGATCGCGGCGCCCTTCTGCGAGGCCGCGAGGTGGACGAAGTCGTGGAAGATCGACCAACGCGGGTCGGTCATCACCTCGATGGCCTTCGCCTCGTTCCATTGGAGCGCTGCACCGCTCACGTTGATGTTGGCGCAACCGCGGAACGTCGCGCGCGCGAGTGCGCGGCCCATCGTGACGCGCAGCTCCTCGTCCGTGACCGTCCGGTCGCGCACCTTGCCGATGATCGGCCTGCGCTCTTCTTCGAGCGTGCGCTCGAACGCGGCGCCGAACGGCACGATGAGAACGCGCGGCACTTCCGCTTCGGCCGCGCAGACCTCGCCGTCGAGCGTGCCGGCCTGCGTGAGCCAGATTTTGAACCAGACCCCGTCCCGCAGCTTCGCCGGGTCCACTTCGATCCGCGAGAGGTCGAAGCTCACGAGGCCCACCGCTGCACGCGCATTGTGCAGCCCTGCGTCGGATGCAGGATCGCTTGCCCGGCGCCTTCGAGGTAGTCGTCCTGGTTGAGCCCCTGCGTCGGCGCGGCCAGGTCGGCCCACTTGTGCTGCGGGAACGAGAAGCTCAGGGCCTGGTTGTTCACGTTCTGCATGACCCACCAGATCGACTGGGCCGTGTTGCCGACGTAGGCGTCCAGGTCGACGAAGTTGGCGAGGTAGCTCGTGACCCTCGTGTTGACCGTGAACGCGCCGAACGGCAGCGCGGTCGCGCCCAGAGTCGCGACCTGGGTCCGCTGCCTGATGTTGTTCGAGATCGTGAAGCCGAAGCTCTTGGCCGAGTAGTCCGTGACACCGGACCGGAACACGGGCACGCCGAGCGCGTCGAGGATCGGGCTCGACGTCGGATTCGCGTAGGAAGCGCCGTTCTCAGAGGTCCCGCGTGAAGACGACACGCCGACCAGCCCGAAGGCGCAGCTCGTGATGGCCTGGTCGCTAACCGTGACCGCCATCGTGTCGACTGCCGCCTGCCGGAAGAACTGATGCAGCTCGGGCGTCGGCGCCTGTTCCTTGTGTGAGACCTCGACGTCGTAGAAGTACTTGGAGGTTCCGTTGACCATGCGCGCGCCCCGCACCACGGTGATGGCGCTGCTCGACGATCCCCAAGTCGCATCGACCGTGATTTGATCGGTCGTCTTCGATAGGACGCGCTTGAAGCCGTTGTCCGCGGCCAGTGAGGCACCGCTCAGGCGAACGATGTCGCCGACGTCGACAGTCGTATGGATGCCGGTCTTGTTGATTGTGGACTGACCGGCCGTGATCGAACAGCTCGAGAACGAGGCCTCCGCGACCTCGGTGGCCCGGAGCGCGGCGCGCAGCAGGAGCCACAATGCCTCGTTGACGACCGGGAACTGCATCTCGAGCGGGATGCCGCCGTTCGCCGCGAGGCTCAGACGGACCAGGTCCTGCACGTTCGCATCGGTTCGGATCGTCTGCGACTGCACGTAGCCGACCTGATCGCGCATGGTCTGGCCGGTCGTCAACAGCGTCAGCATGTTGAGCGGCGACGCCGGCGTCGCGAAGTCGGTGCGCTGGGACAAGCTGACGCGGAGATTGTTTGATTCGGCCATTGGGTCACCCGATCGTGTCTGCCCTGAAAGGAATTGCTACGCGCCGCCTGCACCATGCGTCGTCCTGCTGGGCCGTGCCCACGATGCCGACCCCGAGGAACGTGATCTGTGGCGCGATGCTGATGTTGCGGAACGCGGCCACGATCGTGTCGGCAATCGCGAGCGCCGCTGCGTCGCCCTTGGCGAGCGGGACCTCGATCTGGACCATGCCAGAGCCAGTCGCACGGAACCGTTTGCCGCCCGTGTTGCCCGTGCTCACCTGCTGGTTGTTGTCGATCGACAGCGAGAAGCGGCACCACTGTGCGGACGGCGCCGAGGGCTTCGGCGCGTTGTCGTGGATCGTTTGCAGCGCGAGAGGGTCGCTGACCGTCGCCTTGAACCTGGCGCGGATCGCCTCGAAGATCGCGGCCTGCGTCATCGCACCCTCGAATACTTGGCCGTGACGAGGGCCGTGACCCGCTCGAACCATCCGGCAGGCGCCTGCTTGCTGTAACCGTTCGCGAGCTTCTCGATGTAGTCGACCGGGTTCGCGATCGTTGCCATCGGAATGGGTCGCTCGTTGATGCCTCCGATCACGGTCGCGGCCGCGGCCTTCGCGACCGTGCCGGTCGGGTCTTGGACAGCCGCCTGCGGCTCGTCGACCGCGAGCGCGCGCCGCAGAAAGACCTGCCAGCCGCGCTTCGCTCGCCCCGACCCGCGGAACTTCGGGTCGGCGGCCGGGGTCGCATCGATGAACCCGTTGACCAGGTCCGTCAGGATGTCGCGCTGCATCGGCGCCGCGTCCTTGGCCAGCACGGTGGGCGGCCACTTCTCGAGCTCGCGATTGAACTCGGCCACGTTCATGCCGCGACCTCGCCGACGTCCAGCCGCCACTGAACGGTTGCGCCGCTGAAGCCGGTCGTCCGGACGGCGATGACAGCAAAGACGCGCCCGTTGTATTTCAGGCGCCAACCCGGCTGCGGCTTCGCGGTCACGTCCTCAGCTGACACGTAGACCGTTGCGGTGATGCCAGCCTCCTCCCATCGGTCCGACTCGTCGCGCAGGTCGGTCGCCCAGACGGGATACTCGAGCGGCGACTCTGTGACGGTGCCGCTCGTCGAGTAGGCGCCACGCGGATCGACGAGCTTCGCCTCGATGCCGACGAGCTGCGTAGCCTTGAGCGTCGCCTTTGCGATGGTGTCGCGCAGCGTCACGCGGGCTTCTTCCTCGAGCTCTGCTTCGAGCTCCTGGCGTCGGCGACGCCTGGCGATGCCGTCTCGTCCTGCGTTCGCCGTTGTGCAACCTCGAGCTGGA